TTAACGCTATTAGTCATTGTCATGCGTACATTGTCTTGTACTTTGAGCCATCTGTCTCCGCTGAATCTAAACAGTCTGTTTGGTAGATAATCGGTGCGCAAGAAATAGTCTCCAGATTCTGGTAAGTTTGGAAAACTAGTTCCTTGACCAAACGCCGAACCATTTGGCGGAGATTCGCCTGTTACAAGATATCCGTCATATCCAGATCTATCTGGTCTTGTTGCTTGCGGATCTTCTACAGTATTAATTTCAGCCTTGCCTGTGTCATCAACTGAAAGTGTGTAGTAATGTCCTATGTCGTATCCGCTCAACGGCGCATCTGCTTCTGCTTCACTTAGCACAGCGTCATTGATTTGCATTTCTACTTCATATGTACTTAATAAATCACGCAATGTATTCTCTTGATATTCTTGCCAAAAGTTTGTGTCAGTTGGTAGGTTGCCTGTTGTTTCTGCTGTTACTTCATAGAGTGTGCCGTTATACTTTACAACATCGCCTACTGTATATGTTAGTGCAGGATCGTAGTTTCCGATATAGTTTTCATCGTTTTCAGGACGTTCTAGTATGTCTGCAAACTCTTGACTATCAACAAGTTGTTTTAGTTTAATTCTGTATAAGTGCGGATACCACGTAGGTGAAAACCCTTCTGCTGCACGGTTAACATCTTCTACAACATAGTATCTTTTTAGACTGGTAGCAAAGTCATTAACTCCGTACTCGTCTTTTAGGTGAGGTAATTCAACTACATCACCGCTCATAATCTTTCTGCCTATTGTGCTAACACTGCTAGTAATATGAATTGTCATAAACAGTGTATCGTTGCTAAGGAAAAGACCAAACTGCGATAAATCGAAATCAATGTCTTGTACATTGTAGATGCCACGTATAGTGTAAACATCCTGATCGTACTTTCTGTCTCTGTTTTCTAGAAACAGAATGTCTTGTATTTGTGTATGGTCTTTGACTACTTCACCGTCGTCTGTACCGATATACTTGTGTACATTAATATCTGTACCGCCAATAGTAAACATCTCGTAGACACGCTTGTCTAAGAAGTTGTAGTCGTTTCCCTTTTGTGGTTTATATAAACTTAGTCTAGGCATATACATATTTATCGTAAGCGATAAATACTATATGGAGAACATCTATTATGGCTACTAATAAACAAGAAATATTTGATTACGTTAACGCAATGTTAGGCGGAGGAATGGTCGATGTTGAGCTTGACCCAATCCATTACGAAACAGCATTAACTAAAGCACTAACTCGCTACAGACAGCGTTCAGATCACGCTGTTGAAGAAAGTTATGTGTTTCTTGACTTAATAGAAGACCAGAACGAATACACACTTCCGGATGAAATTATGGAAGTTAGACAAGTTTTCCGTAGATCAATCGGTTCTAGAACAGGCAACGGCGATGGCGGAAGTTTGTTTGAACCATTCAACCTTGCATACACAAACACATACTTACTAAGCGGCTCGACACAAATGGGCGGACTTGCAACATACGAAATGTTTGCAGGATACCAAGAACTAGTAGGACGTATGTTTGGATCTTTTATTGAGTTTACATGGAACTCTACAACTAAAAAACTAACAATACTACAACGTCCAAGAGCAGGCGAAGGAGTATTGTTGTTTGCTTACAACTACCGTCCAGACAGTCAAATACTAAGTGACTACATGTCTAAGCAGTGGATCAAAGACTACACACTAGCAGCATGTAAGTACATGCTAGGCGAAGCACGTAGTAAGTTTGCTACAATTGCAGGACCACAAGGCGGCACAAGCCTTAACGGTGACACATTGAAAGCCGAAGCACAAGCCGAAATGGAAAAACTTGAAATTGAAGTTAGCCAAGCAGTCGCAGGCGGCACAGGTTACGGGTTTATAATCGGCTAAAACTGGTTGACATACCTCTTTTACTAGTATATAATAACTAGAACAAATGAGGTTGTATATGTTTAAGAAACTTTTAGTAATTGGTCACGGCAGACACGGCAAAGACACTGTCTGCGAAATTCTTCGAGATAAATTTGGTTATAGTTTTGAATCAAGCAGTCGTTTCTGTTCGAAGTTGTTTATCTATGACATGTTAAAAGACAAGTACGGATACACTAGTGAAGAAGAGTGTTATGAAGATAGGCACAATCATCGCAAAGAGTGGTATGATGCTATTTGTGATTACAACTTAGGTGACGGTGCAAGACTAGGTAGAGCAATATTTGACTCACATACTATCTACTGTGGGCTACGTAACAAAAGAGAGTTCCATGCTATGAAAAACACAGGTGTGTTTGATTATGCTATTTGGGTAGATCGTTCTGATCATCTTCCACCTGAATCAAAAGATAGTATGAGTCTTGAGCAGTGGATGGCAGATTACACTATCGATAATAACGGTGATCTAGAAGAACTAGAGCGCAATGTATCCGCACTTATTGATCACTTAGAAACTAAAGATCAGGGACCAGGTCTCCTTGACGCCAACGGGCTCCTTCATCCTGTATAATACGCTGACAGTTAGCACAAATTGTCTTTAAGTTAGCAGGACGACAATTATTTAAATCTCCGTCAATGTGGTACACATCAAACTGCACTTCGTATTTGCTTGTGTACCCGCACTTTTCACACTTACATTTTTTCTTATAACCGAGTTGTTGCCATTTAGGAATACCAGCAGCTCTACCTCCGTGTCTAGCACAGCTCTCACACATACTGCGATAATAGGTCTTATTATTCTTTTTATAGTTGATTGCAGCTGGTTTCTGCTTGCATGTTTTACATAAAGGGCGCATATGTGTATTTAGCTGCCCTTTTCGGTCCCTTTTTCAGGGTGTTTATCCTAGGTTTTTCATATGATTGCGCTAAATACTACTAACAACATACAAGCTCATAGGAGAAATACAACATGGCATTAGTATCACCAGGTGTACAGGTTAATGTTATTGACGAGAGTTTTTACACTCCGGCAGAACCAGGCACTGTACCAATGATTTTCGTTGCTACCGCAGAAAACAAAACAAACGGTAGCGGCACAGGAGTAGCGCCAGGTACACTAGCAGCAAACGCTGGTAAACCATATCTACTTACATCACAAAGAGAACTAGCTGAAACTTTCGGCGATCCACTTTTCCAAGTAGATGCAAACAACAACCCAGTACATGGCGGCGAACTAAACGAATATGGCTTACAAGCAGCATACTCACTACTAGGTGTAAGCAACCGAGTATACGTAACTCGTGCAGACATTGACTTAGATAAGTTGAACCCAACAGCAGATGCACCATCAAGTGCTCCGGCAAACGGCACTAACTGGCTAGACACTCAAGTTACTAGCTGGGGTATTTTTGAATGGAACGGCGCAGCAATTAGTACTACAGGCGGTCAGTCTTTTGGTGTTAAAGAACCAATTGTTATCACTGACGTTACTAAACTAGTAGGCAATGCAGCCGACGGTGCTCCAAAAGCAGCAGTAGGTGCAGTTGGCGATTATGCAGTAAGAGCTACAAACAATGTTGTTAAAATGTATTACAAAAACTCTGCAGGTGCTTGGGTTGAAGTAGGTTCAACCAACTGGAAAGCTAGTTGGCCAGTAGTTGTTGGTACAGCAGCTAATCCTACAACAAGCGGCGGCGAAACAATGACTGTTACTATTGACGGTACTGATGTTGTTGTAACAGGCGCAGCAGACCTAGCAACTACAGTAGATAACGCTCAAGCAGCACTTAACAGTGCAGGTGCAAAAGCAGCAGTAGTAGACGGAAAACTAGCACTATATGCAACTACAGGTGATGCAATTGCAGTTGCAGATACTTCAGGACTAGCTGCTATTGTAGGCATTGCAGTAGACACATACTACGCTCCACAACTACAAATCAGCGCACACACTAGCGTACCAGCGTTTAAAGCAACTGATAACGCTCCACGTCCTACTGGATCTGTATGGATTAAAACTACAGAACCAAACCTAGGCGCACGTTGGAGATACAAGCGTTACAACAGCGATACACAACTATTTGAAGCAGTTCCAGCACCATTATACGGTTCAAGAGAAGCTGCACTATACCAAATGGATCGTGTAGGCGGAGGTATTAACCTAATCGCTGGACAAACATTTGTACTAACAAATTCAACAACTGCTGATCCAGTACAAGCAGAATTTACACTTTACTCACGTGCAGTATCAGGACCAACTGTTATTACAGGCCAACCTGTAACAGCAAGTTCGTTCACAGACGGCGATACTTACAGTGTAACTATTGCAGAATCAGACGCTGGTTCACAAACAATGGGAGAAGGTGTTGTAGTATCTTTTGAAGCAGACGGCGCAGCTACAGATGCTGAAAAATTTGCAGGCGAAATTAATGCAGCAGGTTTTGAAAACATTGTAGCATCAGTAGACAGTGCAAACCGTATTACAATTACGCACACACAAGGTGGCGAAATTGAATTTACTGTTGACTCAGCAATGGCAGCAGCAGGCTTTAGT